TAATTATTGATAGGGAAAAACCTAAAATTAATACTTTTCATGTGCTACAATCGTATCGTTTTAGGAGGCTCGGACTACATTCGGTCTACACTCGCACGATTTTCTACCCAAATGGCAGGGTAGCTAAGTCACTGAAGGTCAATAAACAACAAATGCCCTGAGTATTTCTACTCAGGGCATTTTGTTCGTTTTGAGGTTCCTGGCGGAGTATCTTCAACACTTACTATCAATTTATTAGATTAGTGTCGGTCTACACTCGGACTACATTACCTCAAAAAACTCCAGAAACGCCTCAGAGCTTGTCTTCTTTTTAATACTTATTTATAATGTACTCTTGTCCACTAAATCGGAGCCGCTTGCAATGGCACATTTGGCAACATCCTCCACATGGACATGTTTTTTAAGCTCTATGATCTGCCCTTCGAGCTTACCTATTTCACGATTTAACTCTTCATTTTTAGATTTCAATTCCTTGTTCTCTTTTCTTAAATAAAGTGTTAAACTATCATTATTGGCTGCAAATACTTCATCATTCTGAATCATCTCACCTTCTCCAGTAAGCAACCAACGGGCATTGACATCTTTGAATACATTTAGAAATTTTTCAATATTCTCACCTGACAGACTACTACCTCGTTTCCGAGCGGAATTAATAATACCGACGGTCAGACCACACCTTACGGTAATCTGATTATCATTTAAACCGGCATATTCCTTATATCTATCTAATCTATCTATAAAAGTTTCACCCATATTGAAATTTTCTAATATAAAAGAACAATATATTAGAATTTTCTAATATATTTGCAGTGTTATTTCAAAAACAGTGAAACAAATGTACGATAAAAACGAAACAAAAGCAATAGCGAAAAAACGCTATTCATTCAAAAAGGGCTATTTACAAGTCACTCTCTCACAGAAAAAGGAAGTGAGGGAAAAACTTATGTCCGCGCTCAAAATCTCTCGCCTGACTTACTTCAGTAGTCTTCTTAACGGTGGTATCATAGATATCAGCCTGCCGAAGTATGAAAAGATAAGTGCTGTATTCGGAGAATATAATATCCTTGATGTATGGGATATCTCTCCCCTAAATTGAGCTATATGAATCTTAAAGCCAAACTTGGATCACGGGAATTTGAAGTACTTGAATGCATCGCATGGGGAGCTTCGCAAAAAGAAACTGCGAGCTTTCTTGGCATAGCACTTCGAACCGTCGACAACACGGTTCGGAAAATCAAGTTAAAGACGGGCCTACAAAAAGCTGCAGAGCTCTCAGCTTATTTCTTCTGCACCCAATTCAACATATCATTTGATCTTTCCCCTGTGGCAAGAATGAGATTAGCCACTGGGCTACTCGTTCTTTTTGTCTTCACAGGTATAGACTTTAAACCCAGTCAGATATTTGTTAGCCGTAACAGGCGAGCACGTATAGAAATCCGGATCCCAATGCGCGCTCGGGAAATCGAGATTTCATCCAGTTAATTAATTATTAATCATTTTTCGGGATTTAAGGAATCCCCCGGTAAAGTCCGGTTTATGTGTTATACATTAGTTCTATTCACAAATGAGACAGCGGGGCGGTATAGTTCCCGTCCCGCATATCTCTATTTAAAAACGCTATGAGAACAGTTACTACACCATCCCCATCAAGAAGCAAGGATAAACGTACTAAAGCAGATTTATTCATTAATGAGAATCCGGAAGATTTAGAAATAGTTCGGCAACACTCCCGTGATCGTGATAAAAAACCGCTCCGAATCGACGCGCGAACGATCATAATGGTTAAGCCTGAATTATGTACACCGCAACACGCGGCAAAACTCCGGGCAAAGTTTGAAAAAGCAAGAAAGCACGCTCGCTAAAGAGCAATCTTTATATTAATAATTTAATGAAGCCGACTGAAAAGGACAGTCGTCGGGACAGCCCCGGGTTAGGGTTAGTACCGGGGTGGTACCCGGTACTTTTAAAATACTCTCACAATAAAATCAGAAAAATGGAAAAAAAGAATATTGAAAAGATATTAGTAGATTTTGCAACCAATTGTACAAGCGAAGATTTGAATGGTATTTGTATTCTCTCCGGAAAGGTAAAAGATAAATCTTCAATGGCCGCTGTAATGTTTGGAAATCCTGTAGATATTATTTTAGCAATAATCAGAAGTATGAATGCAGATCATCGAATGAAAGTAATATTAGAAGTTGCCTTTGAAAATAAGGACTTATTAAAAACTCTTTCTACCTCTGAAATCGAAAAGTTATTTAGGGATTTCCAGAAAAACTAATGGAGGAAACTAAGTAGATATGAGCAGAATCCAATTACATAAGTCCATCCAGCACGTTACAACGGCTAATGGCAAATTGAGTGATAAAACAATAAAGTTAATCAATAAAATAGCAAAGAAAGCGTATGGCAACAAATGACAACCCATTTACAGAAAGTAACGAGCTTATTGCAAAATTACTAAAGGAAAATAATTTGGAAGTAATGCACCTGGAAATGTATCTCGATTCGCAAAATGTTGTTTGTGTGGAAAGAACGACTTATGGTGCGATGTGCTATAAGCACACAGCTTTAAAGGCTTTTCTCGAATGTGAAGGTTACGATGATTTTGAAAGAGCAATTAGCGAATAATCGATGAGAAAGGAGTACAAATAACAATGAAAATACCTCTTATATTAAAATATAAAATTATTGGTTTTGGAAGGCTCAAAGGCATTGCGTATTCACGCATGAAAGCAGTGAGTAAAGAAGAGAGTAATAACTGGCAGTGTAATCTGATGACATCTCTCAAGAACAAATATGGCAAATACATTCCTGAATACCGATTAGTTAGAGAGAAAGAGGGATATATCTGGAGGAACACACTTGGTGATTCAGGCATAAGTGGACATCATAAAACTGTCCGAAGTGCTATCATTTCCGCGCTTTGGTATGTTGACATCTACATTGATGAGGATTTTTGCTATACAGAATATCCGGAGTTTCAGAAACTGGAATATCAGCATAAAAATAGATTTAAGTGTAAACATCCCAATTTTCGCCATTATCGCGATTATAAGGAATGTACTGAATGCGGGTATAGAGAGATAAGCAAGGACGTATTTAACTCAAACAAATAAAAAAAACATTATGATTGATGCAATTTATAGAAACAATTTGTGCAAGTTCACACAAACTGAGAATGCAGAGAGGTGCGATTTCTTGCAGTTTTTAAAACGTACGAGTATGATCGAACCTTGTGGATCTGAAAATGAATACAGAAACAATGTGCATCTGCTTAGTAAGTTGTGCGCAATAGGATATTTAGTCATTGGATACAAGGATCTAAATAATCCTCGCGCTGTATTTTGTGAGTCCGGTACCAGGAATGGGAAAACGCTCTTTGCAAACCTTTTTAAAGAGATATCCCGAATGTATATTGTGCAAGGCAAAATCGGTGATCCATTCCTTTGGTCGGAAATGCCGGAGGACATTAAGATAGTCCTCATTGAGGATTTTTCAGAATCATTCAAATTAGAAACCTTATTCAATAATATTACAGGGGATTGGTATATCAACAAAAGAGGTGGACGGCACAGTTTTCTTCCATTCAGTAAATCACCAAAACTCATATTGACAAGCACTCAACCGTTGACATCCAAAGATCCCAGTTTGACACATCGCATGTGGCGACTTCAGTTTTCTGATTACTATGGCCAAGAGCACAGGGTCGAAAGTGACTTCGGGAAATTATTTTATCACGAATGGGATACAACAGATTGGGCGTATATCTGGGAACTGATTGCGGATTGCATTCATTTATACCTACGATATGGCTATATAAATACTGATATAAATGAGTGCCGTTAGCTGATCTGATGTAGTCCTGTCACTACATCAGAGAAAAGCCGTAATTCGCAGAATGATTAAATAGGAAACTATGTACTTTACTAAAAATGACATTGATCGAATAACAGAGGCATCTAAAGGTCACTTACTTGATGTCGCACAGGATTTTCATGAACTCCGAAAATCCGGAGTCAATTATGTTTGTGATTGTCCTCACTGTGGGGTAGCCCGAAAGTTTAGTATCAATCCGAACAAAGAGGTCTTTGGGTGCTTTTCATGCCATGAGGTAAACGGTAGCGGTGCACTTTCATTTCTGATGAAAGTTGAAGGCAAAGAATACACTGCAGCACTTGAACACCTGGCTAACCGATTCAATGTCCTACTGGACGAGAAGCCCCAACCTAAAAAGATAAAGAAGCTCAAAAAAGGCAGTAAAGCAGCTAAAGGAGTGGATGTAGACAGCTATTGTGCGCGTATGCTGGCTGCTTCCGGATTAACCTTTGAGGATGTTACTGCAAAGGTGTATAAAAGCGATGATAAACAAGCCATATTCGAGCTAAGAACATTTCGCCCAGGTACTATTGATGAACGTGGAGCCATCACCAAGGGCGACGATGTTATCATCGAATATTATGATCTTGACGGTATGCCTGTCACCTACTACCGCAAAGACAGTAAGAAACGTATAACCAACGAAAAAAAAGAATACTTTCGGGTCCGCTGGCAGTTCCCGGACTCACATCTTGACAAGGAAGGGAAACCCTTTAAGTACAAGTCGCCTCCCGGATCCGGAACACCGGTGTATATTCCGGAACGCATACGTAAGATGTTTAAGGAAAAAACACCTATTCCTCGCCTCTATATTCAGGAAGGAGAAAAGAAAGCGGAAAAGGCATGCAAACACGGTATTCCGTCGATTGCCGTCTCCGGCATTCAGAACCTTGGAATGAACGGATCTCTACCGGAAGATGTGGTGCGTATCATCACAGAATGCCAGGTTAAAGAGGTCGCGTTTATCTTTGATTCAGACTGGAACGACATCTCAACGAATATAAAGATCAATGATCAGGTAGAAAAGCGTCCTCGAAATTTCTTCTATGCAGCCCGGAACTTTAAAGAGTATATGCGGACACTCAAAAACCGCAATATCTATGTCGAGATCTTCATCGGACATATCCAGAAAAATGACGCCGGAGATAAAGGGCTTGACGATATCCTGGCAAACACTCTCTCAGGAAAAGAAGACGAGCTGGCCACAGATATAAATTATGCCTGTAATGATAAGAAGGGTTTAGGGAAATATGTCGAGATGTTTAAGGTTACCACCTTAACCGATCACAAACTGCAGGAATTTTGGTGCTTGCATTCGCACGAGGCTTTTGCAGAACTTCATAAAGATGTGCTGATCAATCTTCCGGAGTTTGTTTTCGGTCGATATCGCTGGAAGTTTGACGAGTCCGGAAAGTTAGTCCTGGCACAACCTTTTGATGATGATGAAAAATTTTGGAATGAAGTTTCTAAAAGTGACCGTTCCGGAAACGAACGTACGGAAATAGAGTTTTGCTATGTCAACTCACAGAATTTCTTGCAGAACCGAGGCTTTGGTCGCCTCCGGCGCCTGGATCGAAGTTTTCAGTTCATTCACTTGGATCCGCCAGTCGTTCGCCCCATCGAAGCCAGTGACGCACGCGATTATCTGTTTCAGTTCGCTAAACATTACTGTAAAAAAGAGGTTAACGAAATGCTGATCAAAGGAGTATCCCAATATGTAGGGCCTGACAAACTTTCTCTGCTCGGATTCATCGAACCCAACTTCATCAAGCCGAACCGGGAAAGTCAATATCTCTACTTTGATAAGAACTGTTGGTATATCAATAAAGATACAGTAAAAGAAATCGGTTATGAAAGCATTACTCACCATATCTGGGAAGAACAGAAGAAAACCATTCCTGCCAAGTACCTGGGTGAACCGCTGATCCACTTCAAGATGAAGGACGGCCAATGTAGTTATGATATTACAAAAGATGGAAGTTCCTGCCAGTTCTTAACGTTCCTGATCAATGCCAGTAATTTCACGTGGAGAAAAAGTCCGGAAGAAATCGAAGAAGCGGAAGAGAATGAGAACCGGATCCATTTACTCAGCAAACTTTGTGCTATCGGCTACATGGCGATGGAGGCAAAAGACAACAATGTCGCCAGGGCGGTGATCGGCATGGACGGAAAGCAGTCAGAAGTCGGAGAGTCTAACGGACGCTCCGGAAAGTCACTGATTGGTGAGCTTATGCGTAATGTCGTGCCTACTGCCTATATATCCGGAAAACGAAGTGATATCTTCAGTGATCAATTTATCTGGAATGATGTGCAGGAAAACACAAAGCTGGTATTCATCGATGACGTGCTTCAGAACTTCAACTTCGAGTTTTTGTTTCCGGTTATTACCGGTGATTGGACTATCAACTATAAAGGCGGCCGAAGAATAACCATACCTTTCGCCAAGTCTGCCAAGATCTACATACCTACGAATCATGCCATCCGGGGAAACGGATCCAGCTTTAAGGATCGCCAATGGCTGATCGCTTTCTCCGACTTCTATAACGACGTACATAAGCCATTAGATGATTTCGGCTGCTTGTTCTTCTCCGAATGGGATTATGATCAATGGAACCTCACCTGGAACCTGCTTGCAAACTGTATTCAGCTCTATCTTGAGTTTGGAGTTATCCAGGCACCAGGCGAACGTCTTGAGCAGCGCAAGCTACGCCAGGAAATCACCGAACCGCTGATTTCCTGGGCAGACGAATATTTCTCAGACCCGGCACATCTCAATACCAGGTTGGTACGGAAAGAACTCTATGATTCTTTTTGCAACTATGACCCGGCTCAGAAAAAGATATTCAACAGTACAACTATATTCAAAAGGAAGTTTAAACTTTATTGCGAATGGAAAGGCTTCACATTTAATCCGCATAAGTATGATCCGGTAACCGGCAAGCCCCACCAGTTTGATAAGGACGGTAATCCCATTGTTGACGACAAAGCCGGCGGAGTTGAATATTTCACAGTCGGATGCAAAGATATCGCTCCCGAAAACAATGATTATACTGAAAATGATTACCCAAGCCTGCCGTTTCACACCGAGGCGGACAATGAACTATTAGACTATTAATATGATCTTAAAAAAGAAAACAATCGACTCGCGTCTGGCCAGAATCATGGCGGAATTGATACTTGAAGACAACCTGCCGATCCACATGGAAATCGGCAGGGCCTCCGGCGGTAATATAGATGTACTGATCTCGTACGAGCTGGAAGATGAACCCGCTTACCTAGACTTAATAGATGCTATCTTAGAACCTATATACTCATTGTAATGGCACCGACTTATTCAGAATTAGTTAAGGAACTATATCCTCTTTATGAGCAGGAACCCACCCGGTTTATGCACTTTTATAATGCTGTCTATATGAAGCTACTCAGCATTCAGGAGGGTGAAGTCTTGCGCATAGCAGATCACTGTAGTAAAAAAACTATGAATATGTTTATTAAGGTGGCAAGTCTGTTTATTATCGAAGACACATGCAGGAAAAGTATAACGGATGATCTATTGGAGTTCTCAGACGATTATTCAATGATTAAAAGATGCTGCAAATTTATCCCGTCGCGCCCCTATCGCAAAGGAGAGAAAAGACTATAATATCCCAATTTATTACCCTGTAAAGGTAGGCAATTTTAGCGACATACGCAATAATATTATGATAAAAAAAGAGAATAAAATACAGGTAGTAGTAGCACCAACAAGCCAGGAGCGCGAGCAGCTGATCGCACGCCTGGCAGTTCGCTACGGCTTTGCCCTGATTCAATCCGATGCCGTTAAAATCATCCGGAAAGATATCTATTCGATTGATCTTTCGACGGCTTATTTCGTGCTCTGCAGCAACTACAATTTTCGCGGATCGGTAATCACCACACAAAGACTTTATGAACTGGCCGCACGAGGTATTTGCGTGATTGTAGGCGTTAAGAGCCTGCCACGCGAATATGAGTTCGTGTCGCATACCTTTTATCCAGGTGACTTCAGATAACACAAAGCGGAGTATTCTTGTAAGCACAAGGCGGAGTATTATCGGAAACACAGAGCGGAGTATTCTATCGGCGGCGGTACGCATGTACTACCGCCTTTGTTTTCTTCCGTTTCCCCTCCCACCCCTTTCATTAGAAACAAACTTTTTGAACAGATGTGCCGATGGACGGCAAAAGCTGAATGAGGGTGCCTATATATTCTTTTTATTATTTTTTTCTTTTTCAAAAATACCCTGCATAAAAATAGAGATATTTTTGTACTTTCGTACGAAGCCCCATTTTTCGGCATTTATTACATTATAAATCAAAGATTTAAACACTGCACGATTTTCGTACAAAACGGTACGAATTGTACTTTTTTGTACAAAATGGTGTTTTGTACGCAGAATGAAATTCCGTACAGAAAAAGTACGCGTTTTGTACGGGCGTAAAACACTGATAATCAGAATAGCCAAAGACAATACAGGTACAATTTGCACTAAAGTACAAAAAAATAGTACTGATATCGTAAGGGGGGATTAGCTATAAGATACTAAAAATGTAGACCGATAGCAATATAATCCACTTATTTTTATTACTTTAGCTCTATACACTTTTACTATTAACCATGACTACCAAGATAAATGTACCTGCACATATCCGGGAATACCTGATCGGGAAGTTCTGTAACTTTGAGGACACAGCGGTCAGATTTCCCGATTCATTAGATATCTATCATGTGATATATGATTTATTGGAGAAACGCCCTGCCGATCACCAAGTAGATAAGGGAAACCTGACTCTTTATCTTCCTGCACGATCCATCGGTAAGAACCCGGAGACATACAACTATCTCGGAATGCGGTCACAGATGATCATTAACCGCAAACTGGAACTTCTTATGTGGGCAGAATTACATGATACGGTAGACGAACAGAAACATCGGTATGGTGTGAACTTTATAGTCGGTATTCATGCCTTTATGAGCAAGTACGGAATTTCTTCTCTTACGGAAGATGCGTTTTTAAAAAACTACTATCGTTGGCGAACTAAGGTAAGGCCGAAAGAAGAAAAACGGCAATACACCCGAAAAAGTTAACCCGAGCAAGTGTAGTTAATTGTCCGATTTTCGTGCAAAAACAGTGTAAAAACAGGAGTAAAAGCGTGATAAAACGTGCGCAATCACTAATAATCAATCAGTTATGAACAATTTAGGCGGTTATAAATCTGTTGAGCTTGTCTTTATTGACGAGTTGTCATACTTTGCGGTTACTTCATCCTCCGGCGTATACCTTCGGAAAAGCAAAGATACCCAACGTTTACTACCCTTACGTCAAAGTGGAGCCTCAGTAGATGCCACTCCCAAAAATGAGAGTTCCGGTACCTTGTACACACACAAAGCAATAATCAGTCTGCTTTCTGCAGGGGTTGATAAGCGATTGATAGCGGAACTGGAACAAGTAGCCGCACGCGGATCCATCCTGATCGCAACTACCAACAACAATGAAAAGCGGATTTTTGGTAATCCGAATTATCCACTGTTCGGAACCTTTGCAGAAATACCAGGAGAAAAGCCGTCAGACTTCAGACATTATGAGTTATCCATCTCTGCAACCTGCATTCATCCTGCATTAACACTGACAGAATAGCGTCCTTCTACACCTCTTTATTACTGCGTATCATTGCATCAAAAATAATGCAATGAATCAAAATCGCATCATTCTTTCCGATTCATCAGTAAATTGCTACGGTTACCGGGTTCTCACTGAAGGCCTCAATATTGAAGCCTTCAAAAAGAATCCGGTCATGCTGTATATGCATTTTCGTGATGAAGGTTCACCCATCTGGGGGAACTATAAAGCAATCGGTCATTGGGAAGACATACAGATAAACGGCGATGAACTTTCTGCTATTCCTATTTTCGACAAGGTAGACGACCCCTCCAAAGAGGTAGCCGCGAAGTATGAAGCAGGGACTTTCTCCGCCGCATCCATCGGTATACAAATCATTGCCACAAGTGCCAATAAAGAGCTGCTTCTGCCAGGACAGACACGTGAAACCGTGACTGAAGCCTTATTAATGGAAGCATCCATCGTTGACATTCCGGCAAATCGCAACGCCGTACGCTTATATGACCGTTCTACGTCCGCTTTACTGGCTACGGGCATGGATACGAAATGTGTGCCAGAATTACCTAAACCCCAATTAAACGTTATGAATTTTAAACCCAGTTGGAAAACAGTTTGTGCTTTCCTGAAGATTACAGACGATAAGGCGGACACGACCGAACTCTCCCTGGAGAATATCGAGTCTCTGGATGCTGAAATGAAGCGTCTGAAGGATGAGAACGGAACGCTCGTCCAGGCTAAGAAGGACATTGACGAGAAGCTAACAGCTTCTACCGGTGAAGTCGCTCAACTGAAAAGCAGTATCGAAACAAAGGATACTGAGATCAGCACGCTGAAAAGCAGCATTGAAGGCAAAGATACCGAGATCACTCAGCTCAAAGAGCAAGTGCAGAACCTGAAAAACAATGCTGCCCATGACAGCAAGGGGCTGACTCCGAAACAGGAACCTGAAGGTGAAGGAGAAGCGGATCTGGCATCCTTCTGTGCAAAAAGTGACGGTAACTATGCCACCATGACTGAGAGACTTAAAAAAGAAGGATTAATCTAAACCTTAACTTATGAAATTAGTAGATGTATCAAAACTTCAGGAAAGCCTTATTATTTATGACAAGGCGCTCCGCACGCTGCCTTTTGCAACTTTAAGCGAGGTAGCGGCAAAACTCAAGCTGAACGTGATGGACCTGCAAGGCAAGCATTCACGTATCAACGAACGCCGCAAAGCCGGCGGTACCCAATCCTATAAGATTGGCAAGGAATTCAAAGAATTCGAGCAGATATTCGGTTATGAACCTTCGCTGATCGAACCGAAAGATGTAGTTTTCATCACACGTGAGAACTCTCAGAAGTATGATGATAACGAATTACTGGTTATCGGTGGATCTCCTGTGAGTAATATCATAAAGAAACATCCGATGGAAACCAAGATCGTGTTTGGCTTGACCACCTCTCACGCTGAAGATATCGTGTACTCTTTGTTCCATGCAGAACGTGATGAAGACTCCAATTCACCCAATGGCGCATTTGACGGTTACTTTACCAAAGCAGATAAATTGATCGTATCGGATGCTGTAAATGTCGCTCGCGGCAACCTGGCAATCTCCGGAGAATTCGAGAGCCCGGTTAAGGAAGACGATTACAGTGCGTATGAAAATCTGGTCGACTGGATCGGTGGTGCTCACAATTCACTGCGCAGCTCACAAGGAGGCATACCACAGTTGCTGTGTGCTGAAACCGTTATCAAGGCCGCACGGACAGCTTTGCGTTATAAGTTAAAGATGCAGGAATACCCCAGTGTAGCCCGCATGATTGAGCTTCTTCGCGAAGACGCTTTTTGTCCGACTCTGGAAGTTGTAACACACGAAGCAATCGGCCGGGGATCGCGTCTTATCCTGCAGAAAGTCGGTAACATGGATCTTGCATTCAACACTCAAGCTGCAACAAAGTTCTGTCAGATCCGCGATATCTATTCGGATCCCAACGAATGGCAGTTCTGGCTGCAAGCCGGATACGACACGCGTATCAACGACTGGCACGAAAAGGTTTTCCGAACGAATGAACAGAAGAACGAAGCCAACGACCTGGCAGGCGACTACTGCTTAACCGGCGCCGTACAGGTAAACATCACCGGCACCGACGGGGGATCCTGGACAGTGGACGGCAAGACGTCTACCCGTTCCAACGGACAGTACTTTATTGGCTTGACAGCCGGCAAGCACACCGTTACATTCAAGGATGTGGACGGTAAGACAAAACCGGTAAACCAGGAAGTCACTATCAAAGAGGGTGAAGTCACTACAATAGAGGCACAGTACACCTAATTTATCATTAGCGGAGGGAACTTTCTCTCTCCGCTTAACTACTTCTAAAATAGTATATCACAATGAAAAAGAAACAAATATTTATTCTCGCTTTCGTGTTGGTTCTGGCAGTTATATTGCTGCCTGAAGCACAACACCTTTTATCGTTGGATCTGAATGATCCGACTATGATCCTGGCTGCAGGTCCGGCTTTTGCTCCGCTCAAATGGAACATGGGAAAGAATAATATGGCCGGCTACAAAGCTCGCTTATTATTCGTACCGGAAGAAGCGGCAATCACGGTACCGACCGTACCGGATCCAGAGAAAGCCACCGACAACACCGAACTGATTACCGCTGCAGGTTCATTTACTTTTGCTGAAGGAGGTTCGATTAAACAGCCCATTTACTTATATAGTACCGATGGAGAGGTGGAATACAAAGCAGAACCACAAGGAGAAGCGGACGGCATCAGTTTTAAACAGACGCTCGGTTTTTTCTTCCCTGGTAATACTCCTGGAATGCACGCATTCAACGCCATGGTCAAAAACACCCGTGGGTATTATATCTTTGAAGATCCAGAAGGTAACCAAATGATTTTAGGTCAACCCGGTTTGACCGGCTCTCTATCACCGTCTTTCAATGGCGGTAAGGCCCGTGCCGACCGACGTGGTACCACTTACACAGTCACAGCGGATTCTAACTATTCTGCCATCTTCTTAGCAACTCCCATCGACATGGAAGTAATAGGCGGCAATAAACCGGCTCCGGCTCCACAAGAATAGCATTATGACCAGGAACGAACAATTAATAAATTGGTTATGCAACCGTCAGCGCAAATACGCTGACGGTGTAGCCCTCTTTGACGCACTTGCCAAGCAAGTGCAAAAAGAAAAGTATTCAGTCTATTTTGCTGCAGCTCCGGCAAATCCTCATATCTTCGATCCGCACTTTACCCAACTGATCAACTGCCTGACACGGATATCCCGCGAGATCCGCGAAGCTCCGGAACTTTATCCGGCGGCAAATGAGTCTATCATCGAAGCCAAAGAGGTAGACGAAAAGGCACGCACGGAAGAACTGACGAAACGAACTGCCGCCATCGCAACGCATGAGCAACAGATCGAAGAGTTAACGGAACGAATTGAAGACCTGGAGGGGAGCGACAATACCGGTGATATCTCAGAGCTTCAGGAACAGATTGACGAACACCGTGCAGAACTGGAACAGCTTCGCAAAGAAGTAGACGCACTGAGCAACCCCGGTGTAAAGGTTGTGACAGAAGCATCTATGCCGACATCCATCAAAAAAGCATACGCCCGAATCAAAGAAATAGCGCCTCTATACGCCAGCCTGCACAATGACATTGCTAACCCGGACATCGAAGATGAAGCCCGAAAAACATTGGCTGAAGAACTTTGCAAACTGGATGATGAGCGCCGGAGACTCTGGAAAGCTATCGACACCTGGTCCGAAGGTAAAGGAACATTGAACCTGGATGCCAAACGCCCGGTATTCAGCGATAACCCGGTTGTACGTGGCATTGAATTAGCGCGGCATGTGAAACGATTGAAGCAAAACATTGTCAACAGTCAACGATCCGCCGATAAAGCCAAAGAAGACGGTCGTCAGGTCGTGTACGACAATGCAATGAGCCGCATTGCCGGATACGAAAAAGAACTGGCAGAAATTGAAAAGGAAATATCAGGTGAAAAAGTTTCAGGATAACTTTCCGCTTGCATTGTGTCCCGGCTCTATCGAACCGTTCATGCACAAGGGAGAATGGGCAATACACGAAGTGTTGCCCACTCTTTTATCTGCCATCGGGCCGGCAAGTGTGCGGATAGCTACATTCAGCATATCGGAAGACAGTCTACGGTCACTCTTCTTTCTGACCGAAGAAAGTCAGATAACCAGCCTGCGGATGTTGCTCGATACTACCGTGAAACGGCACAAGATAGATTTGCTTTTATTCGCTGCAAACATCTCTCCAGAAATACGAATAGATTCCTGCCATGCTAAAGTTTTATTAGTCGAAAATGAGCGATACAAGTTCGGTATTATCGGATCTGCCAACCTGAATCTTAACCACCGTTGGGAAGCCGGGGTTTACTTTACTGCCGGATCCCATTTCGATTATTTCTCCGAGACATTTAACCAAGCCTACGAAAACGCTATGAGCTATGCAGTTAACTGATGAACAATTGAACCAGGTACGCAGCATGTCAGCCGCATTATTACCACCGTCGGAAATAGCCATTTTGTTGGATATCGCCGCTGATCAGCGAGACTACTTCTGTGATATCTGCAAAAATCATCGACAAACCCCTATCTATAATGCCTACCACCAAGGGCGATTGCAGACCAAATACGAGCTACGCCAAACAGTTATTAAGCTGGCAAAAGCCGGTAGTCCGGCAGCCGAACCACTTGCCGATAAATATATGCGTGAACAGATAGTCAACGAATAGCCTATGCCTAAAAAAGATACCACATACGAACGTATCGAACGCGCCTTATATAAAGACAGAGACGAGGCGGAACAAATGCTCACCGTCCGGGAACAAGAGATCCGGGAACGCATGATACTTTGTGTCGCCAAGAAAATGGATAGTCCATTGGTGGAAGATTCAGAACTCGTTAACTTTCTCATGCACGGATGCGGCGGAAACGCCACACCTGTCTCTCAGTCACAAGCCTACCGGGATATCAGCATGATTAACCGATTGGTAGGTAATATACAACTTGCCGCAAAGAATTGGTACCGGTACATGATCGTTGAAGGTGCTAAAAAAGGCTATCAGCTTGCGATTGACAGCGGAGACGCCAAAGGTGCCGCCGCTAACCTGGACAAGATCGGAAAGTACACCATGGCGGACAAGGAAGATAACCGGCTCGACTTCGAAAGAATGATCCCTCCATCTTTTGAACCTTCGGATGATATCACCATCCTGGAAGGACTTGAACCTATTGACAATCTGGAAGAGCGCCGCAAGGAACTGCGGGAACTCGCCCGCAGCATGGCGAAAGGTAAAGCGGTCGACGCTGAGATTATCAACGAAGAGGAGGACGAATAATGCCTACCCCATTATCAGCTTATGATCTCCGGATGAAACAATCCGAGGTCGTGAAGAAGTTCTTTAATAAGATGCAGCGCCAGGCAATGGCCATCAGCGCACATGATGAATATATCATCGCTTCTCGCGGTACCGGAAAATCTGAAGGTATCGACGCCCGGTTCATTCTCCGGAATGTATGGGAGATGCCCGGCTCTCTGGGCGGTCTGATATCGCCCAGTTATGCCAAAGCCTGGGGCAATACCCTGCCGGCAATCTGCAAGGCTCTGGCAGAATGGGGTTATTATCAAAACATTCATTATGTTGTCGGCCATAAAGCACCCTCATGGATGAACTTTGCTGACCCGGTACGCCCTGTTGTGGGGGAAGGGTGGAGCAATGCTTTCCACTTCTGGAACGGCACCGTAATGGTGATCCTATCGTTTAACCAAGCCATGTCTGCCAATTCAATGTCACTGGATTGGGTGATAGGTCCTGAAGCAAAGTTTCTCTCCTACGAAAAAATAAAAGGTGAGGTAAACCCTGCCAATCGCGGCAATCAACAGTATTTCGGCCACTGCCCACACCATCACAGTGTTTGTTATTCAAGCGATATGCCAACCGCTTCACTGGGTAAATGGATCTTAGACAAGGTGGATGAGATGTCACCGCCTCACATCAATCTCATTCGTAGCCTGTATAAAGAACTGCAAGCATACAAGCGCAAACCGATGACCGATCACACTCTGCGGATGATCAAAGAACTGTCCCGGGATCTCGACCTTGCACGGAAGTTTCAGCCGGTAGTCAAACCACAACCAGGGAAAAAGCGTGAGTACACCATATTCTACGGTGAATATGACGTCTTCGACAATCTTGAAGTTTTAGGAGAAGATTACATTTGGCAGATGCACCGGGATTCACCTCCACTAATCTGGCGTACCGCTTTCTTAAACGAACGACTATTCCGGGTCCCGAACGGGTTTTATTCCGCTCTGGATGATAACATACATTTCTACATACCGAATGATAGCGGGCGGCTCCGGGATCTCGGCAGTAATTGGGGAAAACTTGCAACCTGTGGTTGCCTCGGGGATGGTGATCTTGACTTCGGCAAGGAACTGCACATTGCTTTCGACTCCAACGCCTCGATATCTACCGCTGTTGTTGCCCAAAAAGATGGCAATACCATGCGTGTGCTGAAGTCTTTTTATGTCAAAACACCAAGTAAGTTGCAGGATCTTGTCAAACAGGTAGCCGACTATTACCGCCCGAAGTTCAATCACGAGATAGTAGTCTACTATGATCACACATTTACCTGGGAAACCGGTACCAGTGGCGAAAGCTATGCCGATGTGATCGAACGTATATTTAAAGAAAATAATTATAATGTTACTATGGAATTTATCGGCCAAGCGGCAAAACATGATTGGAAACACCTGAATATCGACCGCACATTAAAAGGAGATCCGGAATTTCTTTGGATCCAAATAAATCTGCATCAAAACGAATTTCTCAAAATAGCCATGGAGCAAACAGGCATTCGCCAGGGAAAGAATGGATTTGAAAAAGACAAAACACCTGAAGGGACTGAAGACACGCCGGATGCACCTGATCAGTTCAAAACACACGTTACCGATGCTTTTGATACTCTTTGGCTTGGAATGAACTTCTTCTTCCGTGAGCCTAACAGCGGATCCGGTGGAGTCTACTTCTTAAAAAAATGAATAACCCACCGCCCCTACGTGGTTGAAGGAACGTAAAAATCACTCATAAATACCGCTTCGGGTCCCATTCCGTTTGCGAGCGTGCGAGCAAACGGAATGGGCGCCACCCACGCCCACCCCGTTATAAGAGTCCTTCATCGCAGAAGCTATAATATCCCTGATTGGTTATTATCACATGATCCATCATCCGAATATTAAATATATCCGCTGCTTTCTTTAGCTGTTCTGTTAGCTTTCTGTCATCATTACTCGGCTTGGAATTGCCACTTGGGTGGTTATGTACCGCTGCAAACAGTGATGCTCCTGCCTCTATCAATACTCGCATGATCAGCCGCACATCTGCCGAGGTCTGATCTATGCCACCGACCGAAACCTGTACTTTCTTGATTATTCGGGATGCATTATTTATTGCCACTATCCAAAATTCCTCATTGCGCAAGTCACCGATTAACGGCTGCATCAGTTCGTACACATCCTTGCTTGAAAAAATCTGCCTGCGTTCAACCTGCAGAGACTGCTGTCTCTTATACATTTCTACTGCTGCAATAGCAACTTTCTTCCGTCCAGGTGTCAAGGATGCAAACAGTTTATCAAGGTCTATGCCTCCATTGTTCCGCTCGATGTCTGAAACGATTTGCCTATTATTGGTAATCTCGTAAATCAGTTCTCTGTCGCTCATATAGCGGCAATCATTATCGAATAAAGTATTCATGATTTATAAATTTAATAATTAAGAAAGAATTGTTTTACCTAAAAAATAGCCTCCCAACACTTCTGCACCCAACTTTTCCAAAGCACAAGCAAAGCGAGCGTAAGAATGACCTTGCGTCAGTATATCATCAAAAAGGAGTACTCTTTTACCATTGAAAAAGCCTTTATCAAACTTAATAACTTCAACGTCCTGTACCGTCTTACTGCTTTTCGTCTCATGGATCGCCAAGCGTCCGCCCTCGATAGTGATTGCCCCGTATGCGTTCTTGCAGCCTGTTAGCCGTGTCACCTCCTCGGCAAATACCTTGTATCTGATTTCGTTTTTCTCTGCAGAACTTGCAGGAACACATACGAACGTTACATTTTCGCAATCTGCGCCAAACTGTGACCGTAACTTCTTTGCTATCAGTTCCGCCACTGATACACTACGCTTTCCGTCTTTAAAGTCCCATATCATCTTTCTGATAGCCCATTCACGTTTGTTCGCTTCGTACTTTGTAGGTAAATAATCAAAAAAGTTAAACATGATTTTAGACCACTGTTGTTTCCATGCCTCGGGAATGTTTCTTTTTGCTGCCATAACTTTAGATTTTAGTTTATTCTTGAACTTTGAGCCGTCGGGTGTGAGCCTTTTTTGAATTTTCTCCGTTTCCCGGAACGACTTTTTTTTATTCCGTCGCCTGTCGCGCGCGGTATGTTTCGCCTTTTGATACCGCAATAATTGAGGTGCCGAGGATGAATGACAGCAAGATTTTCGGGAAAACGGAACGCCTGAATACTACCTGTAAGGTGGAGATTTTTTGCCCGAAACAGCGTTTAATCTTGCTTTTCAGACCGGTGACCTACATTTGCGGGGCAAAAGGCGAGATATGCCGTGCACGATAGGAAAGGATAAGGGAGTTCCGGAAAAGAAACGGAGATTACAGAAGCGTCTACGCTTACCGCTCTACCTCTCTTTCATGCCAAAGGCGTGAATGTGAGGGGGAAACCCCGAAAAATGTACCGGCACAAACTTTCGTCACAGCTTGCGATCACGACAAAAGTTTGTGCCGGTGCATTTTTCGGGCGATTTTTTTTAATCTCATGGTATTCCCATGAAAAAAAATCTAAGTAATTGTACCTTAGCAAAAAAGGAGTTCAAAAGGGGAAAATTTTCCCCTTTTTCTGTCGGAAGACCCCGCATCGCCCTGAGAAAAAGTTTCAGACCGAAAGATTTTTTTCCTCTAATATGCTGCACTACCCCCCTCAGAACGCCCCTCGCGTGGGGTACCTCCCTGATGCCTTCGGGCTGCGCTCCTGTCCTTTACAGACACGTGCTCAGGTGATACATTTGCATAAAAAAGAAGCTATGAACCCATTAACCCAAACAATCTTAACTTTCGTATTAGGCGGTGGTCTTGTGTCATTCTTGACAGCTATCATCACCATGAAGTACACCAAAAAGCAAGCTGAAGCCAATGCTATGAAAGCTATGCAGGATGTGTATCAAGGTCTTATCAATGACTTACGTGTAGACATTAACGATATGCGCTCCGAACGTAAGGAACTACGCTCTGAAATCGAAAAGATTAAATCGGAAGTAGATAACAATCGGAAGCTCTGTAATGAACTTAAGCCTTATAAATGTACGGATCTATCATGTACCAAACGAAAAGCCTAAAGAACTATGTGCAGCCCATTAGCCTGGCAATACTTATTGCCCTACTGCTGTGTAATTGTCGCTCTGCTTATCAGCATTCTTCTGTGCGTGTATCTGAACAGACAGATAGCGTTAGTGTCAGACTATCAAGCAAAGCTCATGGCAGCATCACCAGCCAAGCCCAGACGCAAACCGATATCAACGGTAATAAATGGAAGATCACCTGGCACTTCGACACATCGAAGCCTGCGGATCCTACTACCGGTCTATCCCCGACATCTAAACTGGAAGTCGAGGGGAGCGAGATCCGGAAGCAGGTTGAACACCAAGAGAATGTTTCGTCTCAAACATCTGACTCTGTATCATATCAGAAAACAGATACAGGATCCTCGAACGAATACACTCAACAGGAGAGCCAAAAGAAAACAGAGTCCGGAACAGGTATTGAAAGAAGTATAGCCATCGGCATCATCTTATTATCCATCATTATAGGCATCATACTATATGTTAGATCGCATACATCAAAGTAAGATCACTGAGATCATGGAGAAACGTCGGAACGGAAGACCAGTTGAGTTCTCATTACAGTATTGTAAACGCAGTACCGGTGAGCTTGTCACTTACGAACGCGCTGTACTCACATCTTTTCACAGTGCAGGCAGTACCATCAACGTACTGCCTGCAGGCGAAAGCAGCCCTCGAAAGATCCGCCGCTGCCTAATTACCCGGATTAATAACCTCAAAGTGTATTTCTAATGCAAAAAGTAGAACTTAAAAAGCCTGGATATAGTACCTATGGAGTCGTTAAAGGCGGCAAGGATATTATAAAGTTCAGCGATAACAGCGATATTGTCACTGATAGGGAGACTAACGCCATTCCAGTTGTACCTAAAGGCAAGAGCGCACCCATAGAATTTGTGCCCCGTGGCCGAAATAATAACATGATGTACGACATCATGAAAAAGATAGGTCATAACGTCACCGTAGGCAGTAATATCGAATTTAAAAACAAAGTTATCTACGGTGATGGAATAATGGTCTACCGTAAGTACCGGGATTCCGGTACCAATAAAATCGTTAAAGAAGAAGTTCTTCCGGAAGAGTACCCCGATATCTTTGAATTTATCGAAAACAATAACTACGCGCTCATTCGGCACGAAGTCGCCAATGACCTGGCAATCTTCTACGATTCATACGTCGAATACCTGTGTGACAATAATAATCCGCCCAAAATTGTGCAGATCAAAGCGAAAGAGACGACTTGTTCGCGGATCAGCAAGATCGATGAAAAAACCGGAAAAAGCGAATGGCATGGCTATTCGGCTGAATGGAATAAAGGTACGCCCACCGACGTTATCGCAACGCCATTGCTCGACAGGCAAAGCCCTTTGCGGGACCTGAAAGTACGTATGGGAAAGTTGCCGAATAAAGACGGCAAAAAAGAAGTATGCAAAGAACGTAACTTCATCCACAACATTCGTATCAATACGCCCGGACGGTTCTATTATTGCCGCCCATATTGGTGGTCTGTCTTTGCCTCCGGATGGTATGACTTCAGTTCTGCCATACCGGTATATAAAAAGGCCCTGATAAAAAATCAAATGACTTTGCGATATGTAATCTACATAAAAGATACATTTTTGGAAAAGCTCTATAAGGCCAAAAACCTCACTACTGACGATGAAAAGACCCAATGCCGTGAAGACTTCCTGAAGGAAATGAACGACTTTTTGGCAGGTGAAGAAAATGCCGGTAAAGCCTTTGTCGCAGAATTCCGCTACGACAAGATCAAAGGATTTGAGGACAAAGATATCATCATCTCCGCACTGACCAACCAACAGATCGGCGGCGAATATATCGAAGACAGCGAAGAAGTAAGTAACACCATCTGTTACGCCATGGGCGTGCATCCCTCAATTATCGGTGCATCACCAGGCAAGGGAAAAAGTATCAATGGAACAGAGGCCCGGGAACTGTTTACCATCGAACAAGCGCTTATGAAAATGTATCAGGAAGCCACACTGGAGCCGCTTTATTTTGCCAAGGCAATCAATGACTGGCCGAAAGATATCTACTTCTCCATCACAAACTGCCAATTGACGACATTAGATCAGGGAACAGGCGCAGTAAAAAATACAGGTTTAACCCCAGAAACAGAAGAAAAATGAACACTATCATTCCCGACATTGAAGCCTTAAAAACGGTTGTCAAAATCAATGCAGCGATACCCTACGAGTCTGTATCGCCTTATATCAATGATGCGCTCGATATCTACATCGAGCCACAAGTCGGCAATGTGATCATTGATATCGCCAGTACCGGCGAAGACACAACGCTCAAAGACAAGATCCTGCGCTGCCTCGGTCCGCTTACCCTTGCACTCGCTACCAATGAACTTGGTATCAGTTTCGGAGATAGCGGTATAACGGTTCAAAACGAACAAGGTAAACGTTCACCTGCCAATGAAGCAAAAATCGCCGCAGCAAAGGTTAGTCTCTTTTATCGAGGTATGCAGGCTCTTGATCGTCTGCTTGATTACCTGGAACGCAACAAATTGAAATATCCGGATTATGCGGATCATATCAGTATCACTAACCAAGTGCCGTGTTTTATCCGGTCGGCTCAGGAATACCAGGATATCGGGTTAGTGAATATCGACTACTCTACCCTAACCTACCGTACCATGCTGCCTACTATCCGGCAGCTTCAGGAACGCCATGTTCGGGAAATGCTGACGGATGATTTATATAACCGGCTATTGGCCATGACTGACCAGGACGCAAAGTTCAAGATCCTGCAGGAATATGTAATCCGGTACCTGGCGAACAAATCTGCAGAGCTGTACACTTCGCAGACTTCACGCCAGGAACGAACCGGATCCGGTACTCCGGAATATCAACCGATTCTCCGGCCAGTCTATCAGGACAGCACGGAAACAGGCAATTTCTTTGCCCAACAAGCCGATTATTATTCCAGCAAGATAAACAGCTTCTTGAATGCCAACGCTGAAGATCTGGGAGTAAACAAACCATCTACGGCCATAAACTTTAACTCTAAGGAAAAGAAAGTATTCACCTCAATATCATAACTATGCATCAAATACAGATTTACGATGACACATATCAGCTACCTGAAAGATGGGACGAACTGAGCAATAAAGATATGGCATACCTGGTTAAGCTAACGCAAAACGATGTTTCTATTGAGCAAGTTAAAATCTACATGCTGCTGTATTGCCTAAAGGCACATGTCAGCCGACACCGTAAGATCTATGGTGATCAGGTGCGTATCTCCGTCGGTAAAGAAAGCGAGAATGTGAGCTTTCGTGTTCGCCGAAAGAAATACCTGCTCACTCCGGAAGAAGTTTGCAGCTTGGCCCATCTATTCCATTTCTTGGTTGAACGGGAAAACCAGAGATATGGTATTGCTCCACAATACTATATCAAGCCGGATCGTTTTGTTAACCCCTATCCTACTCTACGTATCCGGATGCAAAAATTCATCGGTCCTGATGATGGTCTGTACGATATCACATTCGAACAATTCATTTATATGCAGACCTACCAGGATGCCATGCGGCAAGATCCGCAAAAGATCAATCATCTGTTAGCCTGCCTCTGGCACCGTGGAAAGACATTCGACATCAATCGCCTGGATAAAGACGCCGCATTGCTTCGCCATTTGCCGGATACACAGAAAATAGTCATGTATTGGTTTATCACCGGTTGCCTGATTAATTTAGGAGATCAGTTCCCGCGTGTATTCTCCGGCAAAGAAGGTAGCATCAGAAACAATGTTTTCGACTCTCAGCTGCGCCTACTCGATACCCTCGCCAACTCCGACATGACAAAGAAAGATGCCGTACGAAAAGGTAACCTGATGGATGCTCTTTACAGCATGGATGAATCAGTTCGTAAGCATGACGAACTGGAAGAAAAAATAAGAAACCACTAAAATATAGAGAATAAAAGTTTGTCAGTAACAAACTTTTCTATATATTTGCAGAGTCATAACAAACGCGGGTGACGTCCGCATAAGTTCTTTATATTATGGAACAATTAATCTCGGCTATTCTCGAGATAGCCAAGGCGAACCCTACGGGGTTCACGGTTGACCTGACAACCTTAAAAAAGGTCACAAGAGGTATTTCAGTCGCCTACCTCGAAACACAAGACAGTTTCGGAGAAGAAGGACTGGAAAGAGTTCTTAACCATGCTTTTATGCACGAAAAGAAAGTCGGCGGATGGCTGAATGAAGAGAACGAACAGTTCTATTTTGACAGTGTCCGGATTTTCACCAACCTTGAAGAAGCAAAGCAATTCGGGCGTGAAAATAAGCAGATTGCCATTTTCGACATAAAGAAGTTGGAACTTATCAAATTGTGATTCTGGTGGGGGATTTTCCCCCACCTTTTAAAATGAATATTAACCCGATTGTCAAATCGTAAATTGATGCAACATGAAGAATTTAGAATTACTCCCTCTCACTGCAGAGGTTAAAAAGCGACTTGAAGAGTTCGCAAAGCAGTACCGCCGTTATGGGCACATCGTTATTGAAATCGTCTCCTACTCAGAAGGACGCTTGATTGTTCGTGCCGAACAAAAGGATCTGGTAAACGACAAGTTTCTCTCTAAAAAGGAACTGACTGAACGTGTACGTGAAATGTTTAAAGGCGAGATCCCCGAAGACTGGAAACTGACTGTATCCGCAGTTAACTTCGACCGTAAGGATATCGATAACATCACCGTTGACTGGATCAAAGGACGTATGGACAAACTTGGCTTAAAAGCCAAGCACCTGAGTAACTACACCGGCATTGACAAATGCACCGTGTCTTCTGTCCTCTCCGGAGATAAGGATCTGACCAAATGGCATAAGGTCGCTATGTATTACTTTTTTAAATATTATGAGGTGGCCAATTTCTAAGCATATATTCATCCTAACCAGGTCCTACTTAAAGCTATAACTTTGACAGGTCAGATAGGGTTTCCATAAATTGGAAGCCCTTTTCTACATAAAAAATCACTTATATTTTGTTATCAGATAAATTATCCCTACTTTAGCACTGCCCGAATAATTACATTATATGAACCTCTTTTCAGTACGTAATCCGTAAAACCGGATTAAGGTATATGTAAACCTTTGGGCACGTACTGATAAGAGGTTCGCCATTTCAATACTATGGGAAAACAAATACCTAAAGGAACAAACCCACCTCCCACTCCCAAGCCACAAGTAAGACCTGGTAGCGGTATTCAAACTAATGGTGCACCAAAACCTAAAGCTAAATAAAATTGCCTACGATCAGAATGCAAGCAATTGCACAAATAGTATATAGGCATATTTTTAGGCAGCGAGCATACCAAATAGTCCTTATCTTGACATCACGTAAGTTAAGGGCTATTTTAGCTTCAATAGCATCTAAATGATCTGCAACAATATGTATATAGCGTTGTTCTTTTGTCAGTTTACGCGTACTATAATAATCTATAAAAACGTCGATATCCAGTTCTGACGGCCTTTTACCAGGTAACCATATTGTATGAACACATATCACTTTTAAGATAAGAATGGTAATAATAGCTATAGAAGCCACCATGCCCAAAACAGAAACTACATATAAAGTCCAATCCCCTTCTTGCGCCTTCAGAATCCAACCAAATCCTGTTAAGATAGCAATTATACCACTTAACAAAATGTATGAACGTTCCGTTATTCCGTTTGACACATTTACAATACCTTCTAATTGCTTATCAGCTTCATTCAAATAAAAATTGACCGTATCCTTATCAAGATTCGCACGGCTCTGTTCAGATATTATACTCTTTTGCTCCATAACATTTGTTTTGTGCTAAAGTACAAAAAAAATCCTCATATTCCTTGTTCGTTCCATTTTTTATCTCGACCTTGCAAGGGTAATTAACTTTTAATATAAACTATGGAATTAATACCAATAGACACACAACTTAAAATGTTTGATGAACATTTATCAATTAACGAAAGAACTATTTTATCCGCAAAATTTGGCGATGGAAAAACATTCTTTCTGGACAAATTTAAAAAAGAATATAAAAAAAAATATTACTTCATAACTTTATATCCTGTGAACTATTCTGTAGCTGAGAATGCAGATGTTTTTGAGTATATCAAACGAGACATTCTACTTCAGTTAGCTAACGACGGGATGCTAAATCCAATTGATTTAAATGCAGCTATCGATTCAATATTTAATTGGAATACTTTAAAAGAGGTAATAAACTTCCTTCTTACATTTTTGCCGCAAGGAGAAATCCTCAATAAAATTATAGAAAAGGCAAAAAAATTCAAGAAGAAATATGACGAAAAAAAAGCTAATTTTAATAAATACGATGAAGAGTTTGAGTATCAAAGAGGTGGAATATATGAACATGACGGCTATACACAACTGATTGAAAAAGCCCTCCAGTACATTCAAGAAAACGAACAAAAAAAAACAGTTCTGATAATTGAAGATTTAGACCGTATTGATCCAGCACATCTCTTTAGAATATTGAATGTTTTTGGTTCACATTTTGATTGTATACATAAAAAAGATACGAATTGCACACCAAATAAATTTGGTTTTGATTATATCGTTACAGTATTTGATTATGATATGACCGAACATATATTCCATCATTTTTATGGACAAGATGCAAATTATTCCGGCTATATTAATAAATTCAAGAAACGTCAACCTTTTAGATTTTCTATAACAGAAACGGGCAGAGAATATCTGTATACATATATCAAAGAAAACTGTTACATTCCCCCCAAGAGTCTAAACCTAAAAGCTCATCCAACTATTTATGAACACATAAATAAACTTTCAATCAGAGATATTTGTAATATTTTAGACAATGTTGAAAAACAAATAAAAACAACATCTGTACAATGTTTCAACAAAGTAGATTCATTTACCTCATACTGTCCTCTAACGATTTTTATTGTTCTTTTAGTTAGAATGGGGATAAGTAGAAATGAAGTTGAAGAATATATCATAGCTACTCTCCCAGATATTGATTTACTAAATTTGTTAGGAACATTCCTCATGACTGATGTTTGGTTTTATAATGAATCAAGTATCAAATATAAGAAGGTAGACTACATTATAACAAAAGAATGGAATAAAAATATTATAATATCCGTAAGCTTTTCTAATGTAGAAGTTCTACATAGTGTTAACAATATATATAAGAATGTGCCTATAGCGATTAAAAATGCCATAAACCAAGCATTATTATATGTGTATGAATAGATACAACTATTTTTCCATATAAAGTTGTATCTCAGTAATGCATCATTAAATGTATTCTGACACTATAAACTAATTATAAATAATCAAAACAATATATCAAAATGAAGCTATACATCATCGGCAATGGATTTGATTTATATCATAATATAAAATCATCATATTACAATTTTAAAGAATACCTACAAAAACATGATTCTCAATTATTGAAAATTATAGAAGAATATTTATTTTATTTTGAGTCTGAGAATCCCAATGAAAATGACTTATGGTGTAGATTTGAAGAAAATTTAGCTCACTTAGAAGAGGAGAAACTAAGAAAAATGGCATCAAATTTTCTTATCGATTATGGAAGTGAAGAATGGGATGACAGTGCAAATCATAATTATTCTAATGAAATTGGAAAGGTAGTCGAAGCATTGACAAAACGTTTACGCAAAAGATTAACAGAATGGGCATTAACACTAAAAGAGCCCGCTACCAATCAAAAATCTCTACCTATTGATAAAGATGCTAAATTCTTATCATTCAATTATACATCAACATTAGAAGATAAATACAAACCTTTAACCAAAGTATTACATATTCACGGTAAAGCAGACATATCTAATTCTGAATTAGTACTTGGACATGCTACTCCTCCTAATACGCCTCCTCAACATAAAGAAATCAAAAAAAACATGTCAGCAGAAGATTATCAAATATATTGTGAAGAACATTCTTCCGATGATCCTCGTATTGGTGAGGGGGAAAATGAACTACAAAATTATTGGGAAAAATCATTTAAAGACACTTCAAAGATAATTTCTGACAATCAATCTTTTTTCGATAATTTAGACAATGTGGACGAAGTACATGTTATTGGTTCTTCTTTATCTCCAATTGATTTAGAATATTTCAAGAAAATATCTAACAAAATTCCTAATGCTAGATGGATAGTTAGTTATCATAGACAAAAAGATTTAGAAGAATATAGAAATAAACTTATAAACGATTTAGAGATAAGTGAAAATAATATAGACCTATTCTATATATAAGATAAATAATTCAATATAAAAAAAGACTTTAATAATAATATATTTAATGATATAAGGTCGCTATGTATTACTTTTTTAAATATTATGAGGTGACAAACTTCTAATCATATTATTATTATTGAAAAGCGGAGTGTAAAAAACTCCGCTTTTATTTTGATATATGAATTAAAAATTTCACATTTGTGACGTCCAACAAACATAGTACAAAATAGTTTATTATATATGAACCTCTTCCCAAGATATAATCCGTAAAATCGGATTAAGGTTTATACTATACCTTTGGACATATCTTGATAAGGGATTCTTCATTATTACCCAACGCAAAACATAGATCATGGATAATTATATTTCGGATGAAACATTTATAGAAGATGAAAGAATTATTGAAAAAAGTGGTGTGAGACGTGTTTTTACACCACATACCCCCATTAATGATATTAGCTTATTCAAAGGAAGAACTGTTGAAGTTCGTCAAATCCTATCAACTCTAAACACCCCAGGTCAGCATGTTCTACTATTCGGTGAACGTGGCGTCGGAAAAAGTTCTTTGGCTAACGTAACATCAAAACAAATAGTCAACATAACAAATAAATACTTAATATCAAAAAAATGTTCTAAAACTGACAATTTTAAAACTATAGTAGAAAAGGTTCTAATTCATGTTGGAGTAAACCCGTTGGAAAGTAGAAATAGTAAAAGAACAGAGATTGGATTTAGTGGAGCCGCTTTTGAAACATCTCGCGAATTATCAGGCTATGAAGATAGACTAAACTCTCCATCATGGGTTGCTGAAAAAATAAAAGATGCTAATGTATTATTTCTCATTGACGAATTTGACTCTATAAAAGAAGAATCTGATAAATTTAAAATAGCAGAATTAGTCAAACTATTAAGTGATTATAACTCCGATATAAAATTATTTATCGTTGGCATTGCAGAAACATCTTCTAAATTAACTCAAGGACATCCTTCTGTTCAAAGATGTTTAAAAGAAATCAAGCTACAAAAAATGCAAAATGAAGAATTATTCAGAATAATAATTGATGGTGAACGAAAGTTAGGTATTGAATTTTCCAGAGAATCCAGAAGAAGAATATGTATTTTAAGTTCTGGATATGCACATTTCACCCATTTGATTGCCTTAAAGGCTTCCGAAGAAGCTATTATTAACAATCAACCATACATTGACTTACCAGATGTTAATAGAGCTATAGAGAAATCAGTCGATGAATGTGTTGATACTTTAAGCACTTCTTATAAAGATGCTATTAGTTCTTTTTCAGCTTCAACAATTGATAAATATCGCAAAATATTATACGCAATCTCTCAATGTAATGATGAATTTATCCGAAGTGCAGAAATAAGAAAAGAATATAGTCGAATTTTTAAAGATAATATTACGCAAGGAACATTGAATAACTTTTTAAGTAAAATCGTAGCTTCAGATACTTCTAAACTATTGAAAAGATTAGGAAAGGGAGTATATAGATTTAACGATCCAAGAATGATTTCTTATATTAAACTAATTCAATCTGACCTATTTGCAGAATATGAGATGCAATTATTAAGAGAGCAGGGAGGACTTTAAAACTAATAACAATCTAATATTATGACAACAAAAGAAAAACTAACAGCAGCGGAAAGCACACTGTCTACAATGGCAAAAGTAGTGCTTGTATTGGGTATTATTGCATCTATCTTTGTATTCTTCTCTACCTGTATTGCATGGAAGTATTCATCTTATAGCGGTGAAATCAGAGGAATGAATGGTTTGAATTGGATGGGGATTTCAACTTTGCTTTATTGCGTCATGGGTACATTGATAGCCTGGTCTTTACTTTCTGTTATCGTAGAGATATCGGTTAATGTGCGTTCTAAGGGAGACGGAAACATATCCAATAACTGGAAGAAGGATTTTGCTGTTGCCAAGGCGGCAGATCTAAATGACAAAGCTAAAGAGATTTTGTATCGGACTATCTTGGAATCTGATCTATTCAAAAAAGTCCTCTCTGGTGGAAATGAAACCTATCACCAGCAATGTATTGATGAATTAAACAAGGCATTTGAACCCTATTTGAAAGAAATAGGTGAAAATCAATTCAAGTATACTGAAGCAAACGAAATGCTAAATATATTCAAATAATCATCTAACATAAGAAAGAACATGAAAAGAAATATCATTATTATATCAAGCTTATTGTTTTTATTTTCTTGCAAACCCAGTACAGAAAAGTACTCCTATATCGAAACATATATATCTGCATTAGGAGAAAAATGCACATCAGAAGTAGCTATTGAAGCAATATCCGATTCAGCAGCAATTGTCCAGGCTTATAACATATATTTTACTTCAAAAAGAGTTTTATACCAAACCGGTAAAGAATTAGATGACACACTAAAAGTACCCGATAGAGCCGTAGATTTTCAACTTAAAAAGATGAAGTCTGGAGAAAATATTAAAAATAAAAACTTTCTCAATAAGCAATCGATCCTATCATCTTTATATTCTGAAATCGCAGGGCCATCGTATTCTCAATATATGAAACGCATTGAGTTTCTACGTATTTCGCAAGAAAAACATCGAGAGAAAGCCTCTAAAGCAATTAAGTTAACAAGCTATTATTTAAGTTCCCCAAATAGCGCATCAGGAGTTAGTGCCTATGTTTACTACAAAAATTTATCAGACAAACCTATTAAATATTTCTACTGGGAAGGATATCCCATTAATGCCGTTGGCGATCAAGTCAGTTGTGATATTCGTAGAAACAGTTTATTTAGGGGTAAAGATACAGGTCCCGTAAAGAAAGGTCAATCTGGAGGAGGTTGTTGGGATTGTGCATGGTATAATTGGGAGGCTAAAAAGCTTATCATAACTGCCGTTGAAATTGACTATATAGATGGGACTAATTTACGAATAGAAGGAGATGATTTATATGTTATCGGAAAGAAAAAATAGATAGATCTACTACCCTAATGTGAATATCAATTAAAAATCACCATATATTATTGCAATAATAATATTGTATATATTCGCAGTGCTAAAAAACATCTGCGGAATGTTATCCGTATCGAGAGCTTCGGTCAATGCTCACGAAATAGACGGCTGCCTTTCCTATTACACTTTTGCTTTCGGGCGGAATCTGTATCTGTTTAGCGACACGGGAAATGGCAGCCGTTTTTATGCCTGCATTTTAATATGATCATGTAACAATGTGATCATGTGATCATGTTTTTATATTGTTATATTTGATTATGTCGTTTAGAATCCCCATCTTTGCAGTGTCTACCATTTGAATCAGGCGAGAAGGCTCGCCATATTTGCTGCGGGCATTTTTTATGCCCATAGTATAACATATAGTTCCGTCCCGTGTGGTGTCGTTAATGCGCCCACAGCCTGATTCAGGTGGTAGACAACGGGGAGCGGAACTTTTTTTATTCTCTCCCTGTATTTAGTTAACATATTGTTTCATTTTAATTGTCTACCAAAATGAAAAATCAAACTTCCGGCACCGAATCTTTCGTGCCCTCGTTCCGCTCCACGCAGAACGTAAACACGCTCCAAGAGCGTTATTTCCGCAGCATGACTGACTGCAAAGTGAAAACCGACTCCGACCGCTATTATATGGCGGCAATCTTCTCTGCCTGCATTGGCTTTGTATTTCCTCCTTGTCTCTTAGTAGCCGCCTATTGTGTCTACAAAGCAAAGAAAGGGGGTAAATCATGACTAAGAAAATCGCTTTAACCCCCGAAATCATTGATTGTGTAGATACTTTGCAGACCGGTGGTGCAGAAATGTGGGACACTACCATCCGTAAAGCTCTTTACTGTGTCGTTAACGGCGAATGCTACGGCAAAGCCGAAGAACGTCTTAAACTTGCACAAGAATTATTATGCATGCAAGACATGTTATCAACCTTTATCCCGGAAGGAGGTGCCCAATGAAACGCAAAGAAGCCCTACAACTCGTTAGTTCCCTGCTGGATCCTACCACCCCTATGGATGAAAAACAACTCGCTGCGGCAAGATTATCCGAATTAATTCGTATCTTGCTACCTGAAGAAGAAAAGGAGGAAGAAAAATGATGTTAACGATATTAGCTATATCCGGAATCGTCACCATCGGTATCGGTGTGATCAAGACAACCAAGTCGTTTTTTTGGAAGGTAATATGGTGCGTAGTAGTCGTTTTTCTCTTCCTTATTATGGTAACGCCCGAATAATCATCACTTAAATATCTGTCCTTTATAGCCCGCCCCGTGCGGGCTATTTTTGTGTCCATAACCTAAACCCTTGTGTTGTTATGGACATCTACAATCACTTTTCATACGGCGAACAGCTCGCCATCAGGCTGAAGTCTATCAGTCACACACCCGAAAAGCCCCGTTTCTTTGAAGCCTTCGGACTGGAAGACCTGTATAACCTGGATGATAAGCTATCCAGTGTAACCGGTATGATCCTGATTGCCGTCAATGGCTATGAATCTGACTCCCGGGATAATGGAGGCGACGGCTTAAACGATGCCCTGCAATATAGTTTCATCGTTGCCAGGAACACGATCTCCGACCGACCTCAAACCATCACTTCCGCTTTTGAAGAATGCCGCCCTGTATGCAAACAAATCAGGAACGTATTATTCCAAGATCCGCAGCTCTCTTATGCCATTGATCGTAATACACAAATCAACGGTATCGGTCCGATAGGTGACAACTTTTACGGCTGTATGCTCACTTTCACCATACATGAAGCTGAAGACTTTTTTATTGACGCAACCTTCTGGAATGCATAGCTATGGGATACTACAAAAACACCCGAGACGCCCGTAGTGCAGCACGAAGATACAATGCAGCCAAGCGCAAGCAAAACAGCCTCTCCGGGGCCGGAGGATCGAGCCTTATTCGCCTTGAAACCATCTCCGAAACCGAACGTTTCTCCATGGCTCAAGACGCCGACCGTGTGGTAGAATACAATAATGCTATTAACGCCTGGCAAAACTCCGTAGCCGCACAACTTCGCGCTACCATCGCCTCCCGAAGTATGCGCATAGCCCGGGAACTACACCCTAAAGCCTACACCGATAAATATGGCATCATTAACCAACTTGGCTTTTCATTTCCACGCCATGGCATCTACATCCATAAAGGAGCCGGGCGAAGCCAGGGTGGAACAATCGGTTCCAACTGGACCAAGCTAAAAAACATCAACGGAATTGAAGTAAGTACCGGAATCGTAAAGCATACAAACCCCAATTCTCTGAATGCCAGCCAGGGCACCGGTAACCGCAACGCATTTGAATGGTTTGATCCCGTTGTGCGAAACCGTCTCCCGGAACTCGCCGACATTGTAACAAGGTATTTCGACACCATGCTGATCGACGCTACCAGAATATTCATAGATAAATAACCTACCTTATGGCAAATAACGACCTAAACCGCAGCATTAAAATTTATATCGACGGCACCCCTGCAGCGCAAGGGGCTGCAACTGTTGAAGCAGCTATCCAGAAGCTGGAAGAAAAACTGGCTAATCTCAATAAAAGCGAAGCCAACTACGAGAGTAAAAGCAAGAAGCTAAAGAAAGAGCTGGAAGCTAAGAACCGAACCCTGCAGAACTACAAAGCCAAAGTACAGGAAACCGAGGCGGTGCTCAACAACCTCTCCGGATCATCTTACACGAAACTGATTGCCGTACAAGCACAGGTACGTAAAAACTTGCGCGAAGCCACACCGGGAACCACGCAATACACTGCCGCCCTGGAACAAAACCGTCATGTAACCGAAGCCGTGACACGTGCCCAACAAGCTATGCGTGTAGAAGTCGGTTGCCAAGGTACAGCCTTCGGCAAGGCTATCGGTATTTTTAATAAATACGCCGCCATTGTAACAGCCGGCATTGCCGCTATCACCGGTGTAACACTCAAGCTAAACCAGCTCCGGGAGAAGCGCAACCAACGTGAAGAAGCCAAGGCCGATGTAAAGGCTTTGACCGGATTGGATGATGATAGTGTCAACTGGCTGGAACAGGAAGCGAAAAGATTATCCACAACCATGGACGAAAGCGGTATCCGGATCCGTCAGTCAGCAACTGAGATCCTGGACGCTTATAAATTAGTAGGATCCGCCAAGCCGGAGTTGTTGGATAATAAAGAAGCTCTGGCCGAAGTGACCAAACAAACCCTTATTCTGGCTTCTGCTTCCGGAATGACTTTAAAAGACGCTGTCGATGCTGTAACCTTATCACTGAACCAATACGGTGACGGTGCAGATCATGCGGCGAGGTATGCCAATGTTATGGCTGCAGGTTCTAAATTCGGTGCTGCAGGAGTTGAATCGGTAACGACTGCTGTCACAAAGTCCGGAGTTGCTGCAGCTTCTGCCAATATCAATATTGAACAACTTGTCGGTACCATTGAGACATTGGCCGAAAAAGGTATCAAAGATGAAATTGCCGGTACCGGACTGAAAAAATTCTTCTTAACCCTGCAAACCGGAGCTGACGAAACCAACCCCAAAATAGTAGGACTGGAAACCGCCCTCGACAACTTGCAGCAAAAACAGCTATCTGCAGCTCAGATAAAAAAACAATTTGGCGAAGAAGGTTATAACGTTGCCAGCGTGCTGATCAGTGAGGCAGAGAAAGTAAAGTACTATACCGAAGCCGTCACCGGTACCACTGTTGCCGTCGATCAGGCAGCTATCAAATCAGCTACAGCAGCCGCCAAACTTGACCAGGCAAAAAACAAGATGAGTGAAATGGGTATTGCCCTGATGGAGAAGTTGAACCCGGCCATCGTGCAATCTATTAACGGTGTTGTGAGCTGGGGAGGTAAGTTTATCAGGTTGGTAGATTTCATCACCCGGAACATGGGAACTATCTCCGTTTTAACCACCCTAATCATCACTTATTATACAGCCAATAAGTTAGCTGCAATTTATGAAAATAAACTCCGGGAAGCGAAACTGGCAAGTCTGGCAACGGATCAGTTGACGATTATCCGCCAAAAAGCTCTATTGGCCGGAACACTGGCTTTATCAATAGCAAAATATGCTCTAACCGGTAACATAAAAATGGCCGTCGCTGCTTTTAAAGCATTGAATACTGCTATGAAAGGTAACCTATTCGGATTAATAGCCTCTTTGGTTGTTGGTGCGGGTATGGCTATCTACCAATTTGCCACCCGGACCAATGATGCAAAAGAAGCCGTTAAATCCTTCCTGGAACAAAGTGAGGAAGAGCGCCGGCACCTGAGAGTATTGATTGATGCTACCAAGTCGGCAGCCGATAAGACCCAACGCCGCAAAGAACTCATCGAGGAAATCAACACTAAATACGGGCAGTATCTCCCTAATCTGTTGAACGAATACAGTACTCTGAAAGATATCGAACAGGCATACCGGGATATCAATAAAGCCATGGATCAAAACATAGCAAAAAAGGTACTACAAGAAAAAACGGAAGAGATCGAACGTGAAATGCTTACCAAGAAAACTGAACAAATGAATGATGTACGGGAAAAACTCACTGGCCTACTCCCGGAATCTCAGCTCACCGATTTTATGCAACGAATGACCCTTGCCGTTGAAAAGAATGTTGAAGCCGGACAAAGTGCAGAACAAACGGCTCTCTCTATTACCAACAGGTTGAAACAAACCTACTTTAAAAACAGCTATATGCCCGAGGATGTCAAAGACGACATTCAGGACTATGTTGAAGTCGTTGAGAAAGCCGCCAAACGTATCAATAAAGTTAAGACTGAGATGAATCCCTTTATCGGTACCCCCCAGAAAAAGAAACAAGATCCTGCTAATGTCTTACCAGAAGTCGTAATAACCCCAACAACGCCAAAAGCGAAAACAGATCCGGACGAAAAGAAAGCAGAAAAAGCCCGCAAAGCCGCCCTGGAAAAAGAAAAGATACTCTATGATAAGCAACAGGCAGATATCAAGAAAATATATGCGGAAGGACACAGCGAAGAACTGAAAACCGAAAAGCAGTACGAAACCAGAATGCTGAATCTAAAGAAAGAACATTTCAAACGAGTTATTAATATCGCCGGCAAGGGAACTTCGGAAGCTGCCGACGCTGAAAAACAACTCGGAGACATACAGATCCAGGAGCGAAAGAAAGCCGTTGAGTTGGCCATCGAAGAGGAACAGACACTTTATCAGAAACAGCAACGTGATCTGAAGGAACTCTTCATCTCCCAAAGTGATGAGAATCTGAATACAGAAAAGGATTACGAAGACGCTAAAGAGCAACTTGCCATCATGCACCTGCAACGTTCTCTTGAGATCGCCGGGCTGGATGCCGATGCCAGGAAGACTATCGAAGAGCAGCTATTGGATTTTAAAATGAAGTGTATCCAGAAAGAACTTAACGAACGGAAAAAAGCTGCAGACAAGGAAGCCAAGATCGCTGCAGATCTTGCAAAAAAACAACTGAATAGCGGTAAACAACAGCACACCGCCATGATGAAGTATGCCAACAGTTTCGGAGAAGCAATAGGCAACGTCATTGCCGGACAGGAAAACGCCTTGGCAAACTTCGGTGACTCTATGGTCGATATCGTCTTTGATGTACTAACCACCATGATCGACGCAGAACTGATACGATTAACCGGTATCGGTATCACCACCATCGCAGAAGCTCAAGCCCGTGAAATAGGTAGCAAAGGTTTCTTAGGCATCGCAACCGGTGCGGCCCTGGCTGCTGTTATCGGTGGAACGATTGCCGCAGCTCGTGCCGGGTTGAAAGCCCTGATCGGTGGAAAGAAAAGCTCCAGTTCTGCCACTGATACCGAAAACAAGGCTCCAACCGCCAACGTGACCGTTCGACAGTGGGCATCCGGTAACTACGACGTTATCGGTGAAGAAGACGGAAAGACTTACCGAGATGTACCTTACATCGGCCCTGCTCCTACCGGTATTGTACGCCAAACGGCTCTGATATCAGAGCGTGGAGACGAACTTATCATCAATGCGGAAGATCTCGCCCGTCTGCAGAAGCATGTTAATTATCCGCTGGTGATCGATGCGATCCAAGATGCCCGGAGCGGTCGGGTACCGCAACGAGCTGCCGGAAACTACACACCGGTGGAGACAGGATCCTTCAATGCTCCCCCCTCACCTACCCCGGAAACAACCTCTCAAGATGAAGGTAAGATCAACCAACTGATCGCAGAGCTGCGCTCGCTTATTGCCACTTTGAAACATCTGAAAGCCTACGTTGTACTCCGGGATCTGCGAGACGCTGAAGAACTGGACCGAAAATCAAAGCAAGCATTTACCAAACAAAATAAATAGCCATGTCAGTAAAGATCACTACTCAATCTGGAACTTTTGACCTGCCTTCTGATTTCAATATTGAAATCGAAGATACATCACCTGTCTTTAATGACCAGGGATCGCAATCCACCTCTACCACGATACCGTCATCTAAAAACAACCTGCGCCTGGTTAAATACATAAACCGGACGGATACGGATCAGGCACCGGTTGAAGATGCGCGGATCACCGTATCCGATGGCATCTATCACCGGGTCGGAAAAATGAATATCACGCAAGCCTCACACAGTACCGGCATTGTCTCTAATATCGGCTTTGACGAGTCCGAGATCTATAATATCTGGAACTCCGTAACCCTGCGATCTTTTGAAGGGCTACCGAAGTATAGTCCGGAAAATGGAGTTGGAGACGTTATCGCCTACCTCGATGATATTATGAATGACCGGAAGACAGATACTCCCTTCCACGTCTTCCAGATCTGCGTAGCCATACCGGGAACTAAAGAAAATGATGCGGACGTGTATTATCCGGAATACCTAAACTCCATCATCAAAGAAGGTGAAAAATACAATTTAAACGGTGCCGCCCGGACAGAAACCTATCTGCTGAACAGTGAAGTTGTCGCCACTTCAGTACCCATTGGTTACGGGATCACTCCTTTTTTGAAAGTGTCCTGGCTGCTTGATTATATCTTCAACACTTTTGGATATCATGTAACGGAGAACCCTTTCTCCACACATCCGCAACTCTCCCGCCTGGTGGTGCTCAACAATGCTGCAGACTGTTGTGTCAAAGGGTTTATCGACTATTCGGACCTCATGCCGGATTGCACAATAAACGAACTCCTGCAGGCACTTTACTGCCGTTTTGGAATGGTCTACTTTGTCGATGGAAAAACAAAGACTGTACGACTCAGGTTTATCAAGGATATTATCACTTCTCCGGCTTCACAAGACTGGTCTAAACTGAAAGCCGCCGAACCTATTACGAATTACAACACCCCCAAACAATTGAAATTGTCTGCAGCAACTTCGATCAGTGGCCCGTATCCGCTGTTAGTCGCTTCTCCTGCAGCCGACTCCCTGGACAAGTTTCTCAAGCCATACGGGTACATTGTCGGTGAACAGGATAATGACGGATATCTGAGCTACGCCCAGAGTAACGGAACCTATTGCATACGCAATCTCCGGACACGAAAACTCGGTGTTGTATCCTCTGACTTCTTTCCTTGGGATAAAGAAGCTAACATCGACTATGAAGATATATCGTCAGTAGATGAATGCCTGCCGATCAAAGCCAGTGCTCCGGATGATAATTATGCGTGTCCTGCATATTTGTTCGGTAAGATTCACCGGTACACTAATATCTCAAGCTCTGATGTCAATCTCTCGGAAAAGTCAGAAAACACGTCTCCGCTCTGTTTTTGCTTCTCCCTGCCAACAACACGCCCCTGTGGTAGTCCCCGGTGTTATGGATCCAACGGGCAGGTTGTTGACAAGAACGGGCACACCTATGATATCTCGATGACATTCGTCGGGGAAAACGGATTATTCAACCGCTTCTGGAAAGACTATGATGCGATTCTGAGGCATGCTAACCACACCATTGAAGCCAAATTACACCTGGAACACAAGCAGCTCTTGAATGCTGATTTTAGTACCCCTGTCGCTCTTGATGGCCAACGGCTTTTAGTCGATACACAGAGGTATCAGCTACCGCTGCATTTCAGTTTGCCGGCTACCGTAAATTTACGGACTATTAAACTACTCAAGCCTTATGATCTTGATAAGGAACAAGGCATTCATACGATACCACAGCTTTATAAATGGGTCCTTTTTAATAACCGGGAATCAGTCTACAATTCCGTATGCGGCGAGCAGATCCGACAATGGCAGACTGCAGTCAAACCACCTGCAACCTGGATCGGTGTCAACCGGAAGAATGAAGTCAGTGACGAAACCTCCGATGCTGAGATACCTTTCACCGTACCGACCAAAGATGATTTCGATAACAAGCGAACCCATTTCATCAAACAGGTAAACTACAGCTTTGATCTCTACTATAAGATCAGAGTTATCAAGAACTATACCAGTACCGGTATTCCGATCTATGAAGAGAAAGAATACGGGGGAGTGCATTTCGAGTTCAAATATAATCTCTGGATCCAGGCAACCGGCATTTGAGTTGTCCTTTAAGTATCCGCGATCTAAATCCATCTTTGCAGTATGATTAGCAACAAAAACATAACAGCCACGCAAGCAAGTAACACAGATATGTTACTCTCTGCTTATCGCCAGTTCTCCGGCAACAACGTTGCCATGGCTGACGATCTGTTTGTATTCCTCACGGCACCCACTCCGGAACGTGATGTGTTTCTAGCAATTTGTTGTGCGTGTACGATATCCGTATCTGAGAATATTCTTTTATTAACTTATGCTCCGCTATGAGTCTAACCGCTAATATATATCCTGCAACCATGGCATTGACCGGGAACCCGATCAGGCTGTCAGTCAATACCACTTCTTTGGCTACTTATGTAATCAAGGAAGGAGATAATATCGTTTACACCGGTAGCGGTGAGAGTAACTTTTCTGTCTTTATTCAAGATATACTTGCCGCCATTGTTCAGCCGACTACTCTATATAATGAATCCGTAGATGTGCTGCTCAGTGCAACCGGCAGAGCCAAGGATATCATCATCACGGTCACTAATACGGAAGGTGGAGAAGTCACTTTAACCTTGAAAGCCCTGATCGGTGGAGTCAGCAAAAGGACACTCCGCCGGCTGAATGATGAAAACAGCAATATATTTACCTGGAAGTTACTTAACTCTACAGGAAACTTCTTTCAGACCACCCGCGGAAACGGGCGTATCTTTACGATCCGGGAAACGGAACTGTTGCCAATCCCCTTCATCTACCCTGATGCAGAACTGAAAGTTGTAGCTGCCGGGATTGCCACTCCCCTACCCGGCACAACCGGAGATCCTGTCGCTCTTAACCTATATCGCCTCCGGAAGAATCTTTTTGAAACTAATCATGTCCTGGCATCTGTTTTTGATGTCTACTCCGGAGAAACGAAAGCATGTACTATTGTGATCACTCCCGGAACAGTCACACGTGAACGCTACTTGCTTGAGTTTTTAAACTCATACGGAGCGTACGAACGTATCGAGGTCACCGGTATCGGCTCCATCGAGCACAAGGCAGCAGATGAAGAAACATGTTTTGTCTATGACGAACTGGTAGATGATTATGTCGAAGCTCGGGAACGCCAGTCCGGAACCGATACTTTGAAAGTAGAATCCGGATATCGCTTTCCGGAAGAACTCGGGCACCTCATTGATATGCTGTCTTCGGATGATATCAAGATCCTGGGATTGGATGGCCGCAATATCAAGGTTATTGCCACCGCAGACAATCTGACATCTGCAGCGCGTGCTACAGTTCCGGAAAGCATCAAGTTAACATTGCGCTTTGCTGAATCAGAACACCATCACACCGGTTCTTTGCTGGATGATGATTTCGGATCACCACGCATACACACCGAACAGTTCACCAAAGAATTCAACTGATATGAGCACGCAGCAACAACAGGAAGTTATAGACCAGCTTATAGACTATATCGACAAAGCGATACTGAAAAACAGTGTCTCTAACCGTCATGTAGCTGCTGTACTCGCATTTTTGAATGAAGCTCTGAAGGATAAGAGTATAGATCTTGAAGAACTGAAAAAGTACTTCTTATCTAAGACAGAACCGGATGGAACATCTTATCTCCTGAAACTATTGGGAGGTGCCGAAGTTGGTGAGACAATCGACTCTTTAACTGCAGGCAAAGGTATTCTGCTTAAAAACGGTCGTGTTCAGGCTGATATTCTGGAAGCTCGTTTCGGTATTATTGTTCAAGAGATTATTTTCAACCGTCTTTCAGCTATGGAGAGTGATTATTCATTTTCCGAATCTGGGACTATTGAAAGTGTAGAACTATTGGCTGATGGTACTTATCTACTTCCACTCCATAAACGTTGGGAGAATGATTTTACGGCATTGGCCGAAAACGATGTCGTTTATGGAGTCGTAAACAACCTTGCTTCCGGAAGGGGTGATTATTACTCATCTTGGTTACGTGTCTTACATGTTGACACGTCAGCAAACACAATCAATGTCGTTATGTATCCAGACAGCGAGGTGCCTGGTGAAAGAAACTACCCTCCAGAACCTTTGATGATATTATCCCATCGTGGTAATCCTGTGAATGAAGACCGTCAATCATACTGGTATCTATCATCCCGTGAGAAGTGTATCTGCATGTTGGATGGCGTTACGAAACCTATTTTGGAAGAATATAACTACGCCGTTATTGTCGGTAAACTCAAACAACTGTCATTGTTTGACAATCTGCCTATCAGTTACAGGCATAGTTATATCTATTGTCGTGGTATAGCTATCCAGGACATTTTACGCATAGATAATCAGGGTATTCCTGCTATCTCCCTGGTAGACCGTGGGGATTGGAGTTCGGAAACAGCAGCTTCTGACAAACCTTATTCGCTATCTTCTACTTCAGCTGATACGGTTTGGCATTACGGTTGCCGTTGGAAATGTCTCATAAACACTACACTAGATGAGCCACGCTACGGTTCTACTGGTTGGGCTATGATCGAGGGTAATCCGAATTTTAGCATAGATATTGAGTCTACCAATGGGTGGTCTTTAAACCTGGATCAACTTGATAGAGATGGCAATCTTATAGACGAATTGACTACACTCGAAATTAGCGGTCAGATTTATAATCGAGACGTGACAGATCATATTCTGGATATAGATATTGAGTGGACCCGCAATAGCGAAAATGTGACAGAGGATAATGCCTGGGCAGTGAAACATGCTGATACCGGTAAAGAGTTGGTAATACATCGCGATGATCTTGGGAGTAATTTTCCCAAAATTGGATATTGTGTCTTTAAAGCCACGGTATTACTACGTGATGGTCAAAAAATACATTCTGATGAAATGGAGGTTCCTTTATGAAACGTAAGAGAATAGAAATAAACTATAAACCGCTGCATGTACATGTAGCAATAAACGAGGTCGGCTCAATCGCTTCATTACAGACGTATGATGCAGCTACGGGAGTTTATGAAGCTGACTACACTCTAACCCCGTTAGTCTTGTTACCGCAGTGTGATGTCATCGACCGGGATGGAATTATCAAAGAGCATAATATCAATGCCAAATTGATAAATCTCAAATGGAATGAAATCATCAATGGAAAAAAAACTCTGATCGAGAGTACCAATAATAGCTATGAAATAACCCAGGATGGCACGAACAAAGGCCAGATCAAGGTTAAAAAGAATGCTGCTCTCCTACATCCTATAACGTTGGATTTTGAAGCTGAGTATCTCGATACGCGTACTAATCAGATAATTGTTTTCAAAAGAACGAAGCTGGTTAAATGTATCAATGCCACAGATGCAAATCCATTGTTGACACTTGACAGTGAATCTACTCACCTCTGGAACCCGTGGGAAGATGCTGCCCAGCAGATTATAACTGCCAAACTGATGGTCGGTGAAACAGACTATACCGGTGATACCGCTAAAAGAAAATTCTTCTGGTATAAGCTGCGTGAAAATGGAACATTGACTCTTGCCGGATCTGATGAACTTGACATGGATATTATCAGTGCCAATGACAATGTACTTGTTGTTGACAGGGATATGATGGGCGAAAAACAAACGTATGTCTGTAAAGCTACATTTTCTCCTACCGGTTCTCCGGCAGCGTCTCCTACAGATGCCGATTCAACTGCGACGACTACGGTTGTAAGGCGTTTGCCACCGTTCGATTATGATATTATCAATATACCTAATCGCATAGCTCCCGGCACAACTGTAGTACAACCCAAAGTTATTGTGGTTGGACCGAAAGGTATTATTTCAAACGCCATGCAGGAGTTGCGTGCAACCTGGTACAAAGATAACACGGTCATCGGTACCGGAGAATCCCCAAAGCTCTCAGCAGTTGATGTTACGAGCGGATTGCTTGGTGTCGAAGTCGTGGATAAAGGAAACTATAAGATGCTTGCTGTCACTGATGAGAAGATTATAACCACCAATGACGGTAAAGCTATAATAACGAAGTAATAATCAATTAAAAACTATGGCTAATTATATCAAAGTGACAGAGTTGGTTGCCCGTGAAATGGGATTAACCGCTATCCGCAATAAAACTGCGGATGGAAATTATCTATTGTGGCAGGCTGATATTCTTCGCTTTCCCGGTGAGGATATCTTTACCCGTGCCGCTTATTGTGGTGGAGTTGTTTTGACTCCCAATGTGGCAAAGGACGAAATAGATGGTACTAATCATCCTATTTTGGTAACGACACCTGAATGGTGTCAACCTAAAGAGGAAGACGCCCCAGGAGATACTGAAGATGAATCTACCGATTCGGAAACTAATAACGAGGGAGAATTATTATGAGTGTTGCTACCAAACAAGTAGGTGTAAAGTTCTCGCCAAAGGCTGGAACTTACACCACAATCATTAATTCGCCTTCCGGTGATTTGTACCAGGAGTTTGAGGGTTCGATTGGAGCTATTGGTGCCATCGTGCCGGACTTCTCACAAACTCAGCCGCAGTTGGTGTTTGTCGTGACATCGAGCCGTGTTGCTGAAGGTGTGACCGTACCGACTGCCGTTGACTGGTATTTCAATGGTGTAAAGCTCACTTTTACGAATAACATTTCAACCAATGTATTCAACGGTGAGACAGGTCATTTTCGTAAACTTCCGTATGCTGCCGGCACACAAGACTATTGGGGCATAAAGGTCTTGAAGAACCTTGTTGTTGCCGCCGGAGCTGCACCTTGCACCATAAAAGCCGAAGCTACTGTTGTATATGGCACTACGACCGATAAGGTACAGGGAGTGTATAATATCCCCATCCGCCGGGCAACCGGATCACCTTACTTCGTTACTATTGCTGCGGGGGATGCTAAGTATTTCACCATTACGGAAAAAGGAGGCAGTTGTGTTCTGAAAGCTATGACATATCAGGCTGGCGTTGCCGTTACTTCTAATTTGACCTACAAATGGTATAAGTTAGTTAGCGGTGCCTGGTCCTTACTCTCCGGAAAGACTACGCAGACATTGACTGTTACGGGTGATATGGTTGATTGTTACTCAAACTTCAAGTGTGTGGTTTCTCAGAATGGGACGGAAATCGGTACGGACATACAAGGAGTTATGGACGCTTCCGATCCTTATGAAATCATTCCTATGCCTACACCGGCTGATGAAACGATAGAAGAAGAGGGAGATACTGTTGTCTATGCTCCAATAGTCGTGAAGCGTGGCACTACTACAAAAGCGATGGATATGAAGTTCAATTTTACCGCTATTGATAGTGTAGGCATAATTTTAGGGAGTGTTTCTAATCAGGCTAATTATACTGTAACTTATGCGATGTGTGAGCAGGCTGGTACAGATGTGGCAGTATATATCGAGACTGTTTCTTAAAGTGGTATATATGGGAATAGCAAGTGTAACAAGAACGGTTAAGTTTGCCCAAAAAAGTGAGCCTGGCAAAAGAGGGCAACTACCTTATCCTGCCGGTGAGTATAGCATGACTATGACTTATCTTTGTACGGATCTGATTGCGCCTTATGTTTTGTACAATGGAATGTATTACGTCATGAATCAAGTCACGAGTTGGGTAGGTCAAGGAATGCCATCAAACCTTAATACCCCTCAAAAAGATTATGCTGTAAATGGTACAAAAGCAACCTGGATACCTTTTGAAAATTTTAAAGCCATCTACATAGAAATACTCATGGCCCAGTTTGCGAAATTGGCAAGTGCTGTTTTCTATGAAGAATTTATGTTCTCACAGCAGGGAAAAGATACAAATGGTAATGAAACGTCAAACTATGAAGGGTTTAGTAGGAATGAATTTACTCCTAACTTACTCCTTGACTTTTTGCGTGGCAAAATAAAGTGCAATAGCGTAGATGTTAATGGAAGTATTATTACTCCATATATCCAGATTGACTTAGAACCGAATGAAACCACGGTTTGCTCTCTTTCAGGACGAACAAATGCTTATATTTATTGCAAAGGCTCTTCTGTAAACAATCATACGCTATGTATGCCTTTGGCTACCCAAGTAGAAGCCGGAACAGAAGTTAATTTGTTCTATTTCGTTGCCGCTGGAAGGTTAGCACCAAGGCCAGTGATTAAAATATATCCCGATGGGGAGTTTTTGCCGAACAATGTCACAGAGATATCTATGTCTGAGACGATGGAATTACAACTGAAGGTTGTGAAAATAGGACCAAATGAAAGCGATAAACGTTGGTTTGTCGTCAATGGTTGACAGTAGAGTTATTAAACAAAAAGAGAATATAAATTAAATGTTAAATTGGGCTGATTTTCATCGTAGAAAAAACGCCCGTTAAAAGTAGCAAG